GATCAAGCAAACAGAGTAAAAGATTTTATGAATTATCAAATCATGGATCAAATGCCAGAGTACGAACCTGAGTTTGACCAGATGCTTTTCTATTTACCTTTGTCTGGTTCTACTTTTAAAAAAATATACTATGATGATTTATTAGGTAGAGCAGTATCAAAGTTTGTTCCTGCAGATGATTTAGTTGTTCCATATAGTGCTACTTCATTAGAAGATGCAGAAGCAATTGTTCACGTTATTAGAATGTCAGAAAATGAAATTAGAAAACAAATGGTTTCTGGTTTTTACAAAGACATAGAAATAGGAGAACCTCCTGTTGTTGAAAACCAACTTAAAGATACAGAATTAAGATTAGAAGGTATATCTAAAAATAGTAATCAAGATCAATTTACTCTTTTAGAAATGCATGTTGACTTAGACCTAGAAGGGTTTGAAGACATTGGAGAAGATGGTGAGCCTACAGGAATTAAACTTCCTTACATAGTAACTGTATTAGAATCTACTAATGAAATTTTATCTGTTAGAAGAAATTATACAGAAGAAGATCCAACAAAAACAAAAATTAAATACTTTGTTCAGTTTAAATTTTTACCAGGAACAGGTTTTTATGGTTTTGGTTTAATTCATATGATTGGTGGTTTAACTAGAACTGCAACGGCAGCACTAAGACAATTATTAGATGCAGGAACTTTAGCAAACTTACCCGCTGGTTTTAAAACTAGAGGATTAAGAATTAGAGACGATGCACAACCTTTACAACCAGGTGAGTTCAGAGATGTCGACGCTCCAGGAGGCAATATTAAAGATTCATTTATGCAGCTTCCGTTTAAAGGACCAGACCAAACTCTATTATCTTTAATGGGAGTAGTAGTTAGTGCAGGTCAGCGTTTCGCGAGTATTGCTGATGCACAAGTTGGCGACATGAACCAACAAGCAGCCGTAGGTACTACAGTTGCACTATTGGAACGTGGATCGCGAGTAATGTCAGCTATTCATAAAAGATTATACGTAGGTCTTAAATCAGAGTTTAGATTATTAGCGAATGTATTTAAAACTTACTTACCAGACGAATATCCTTACGATGTTCCTGGTGCTACAAGAAATGTTAAGGTTCAAGATTTTGATGACAAGGTAGATATTTTACCTGTTGCTGATCCTAACATTTTTTCTCAAACACAAAGAATTTCTATGGCGCAAATGGAATTACAATTAGCGCAATCGAATCCTCAAATGCATGACCTCTATCAAGCGTATAGACAAATGTATGAAGCGGTAGGGGCAAAAAATATTAATGCAATATTACCTCCACCGCAACAACCTACTCCTATTGATCCAGCGTTAGAAGAAATTGCAGCGATGGGTATGAAACCTTTTCAAGCGTTTCCAGGACAAGATCATAAAGCACACATTGATTCGCATTTAAATTTTATGCAATCTAATATGGTACAGAATAGTCCAGCTATTATGGGTGCATTACAAAAAAATATATTAGAGAGAATATCTTTAATGGCACAAGAGCAAATACAATTGGAGTTCCAAGAAGAATTACAACAAGCTCAACAAATGCAACAAATGTTACAACAACAACCACAGAATCAACAACTGGTTCAACAAGTAACTCAATTAACTAATAAGATTAACTCAAGAAAAGCTGTTCTTATTTCTGAAATGGTTAAAGACTATATGTCAGAAGAAGAAAAGATTATTAGTGAGTTAGGTGGAGATCCATTACTTAAATTAAAATCAAGAGAACTGGATATTAAAGCTAGACAAAATGAAGCTAGAAAATCATTTGATGAAAGCAGAATTAGTTTAGATACTATGAAAGCTATGCAGAACCAATCACAGTTCGAAGATAGTCAAGCCCAATCCGAAGAATTAGCTGATCTAAGAGCTGAAACTTCGCTTACCAAACAAGTAATGTCTAGTGAAGCAGCCATGGAAAGACAACAAATGGCTGATAAAAGTAAACGAAACGATTTTGGTAGAAATTTTAAGAAAAATTAAGTATAATAAATCATTAAGGAGAAAATTATGGATAAAGACTGGCAAAAAGGTTCAACGTTTATGAACAAAGATGTTAAAATTACTAAAGAGTTAG